GAGGAGTATTTAGAAGATTTCGCTTGATCGAATAAGGAGTTAATACCTCCTAAGTATCGTCGATCAGAAGCTAATACTTCATCAACTCCTAAAAAGATATCTCGAATGATGTTCCGCTTCTGGTAATCATCGAGCTTAATTCCATCGAGTTCCTTAGTAATAGACAGCTTCATGGAATGATTAACTACTTCCGTTACGCCGCCTCGGAACTCTTGAGCTTTAGTCTCAACAAACTCCTGCTTCTCTTTCTCCCAGGCTTCCTGTTCCTTAGTCTTAGAAGCCTTCTTTCTATCTTCTAAAGGAGCTTTAATATCCTGGGTATCGAACCAGTAGTTGTGAGCATGAATCGCTACTGCTGCAAGATTCTTATTGCCAGTTCGCAATCCATCTTCATACATTGCCATAATAGCACGCTTCATTGGCTTAAGCATTACTTCGCCATAAAGCTGCGGATTAATCTTACCAATAGAATCTAGAATAGTATGAGAGAAATCTTCAAAAGATTCTTCGTTAGTATTCTTTAATGCCTTAAGGAAGTTGCCAGTTTTCTCTACATCTCCAGAAGCAATATCCTTATACATTGCTGCGAGGTAGTGAGTATTCTGAGCAGCTTGCTTAGCATCTTCTACTGTAGAGAAAACTTCACTAAACTCTTTGTCTCGTTCTAAGGCTTCTCGTAAGCCAGGAATCTTCTTAAAGAGATTAGGTGAAGCTTTCTTTACAGCCTTAGCTAAATCTGACTGAGCTAAGTTTTGAACTTCATCGTCATCTAATCCGTCATCCCCAGTCCCTGAAGATCCATCATCGGCATCTTCTTCATCTTCTTCTTCATTTTCTTCATCGGTTTCTTCTTCTTCATCAGAAAGGGATTCTTCTTCCCCTTCTTCTTCATCGTCTCTTCCTCCACTGGGAACTTCTTCATCATCTTCGGAAATGGCATCGTCGTCTCCATTCAGAATATCTCTATCAGAAGGATCATTAGACGGAGGTTCAACATCTCCACCGCCAGAAGGAGCACCAGTAACGTCATTCGGAGAGTAGAGAACTTTAGGATCAAACGTAAAGGTCTTAGACATTATCCACCTAATCCATTAGAAATTGTATCTGGAGGCATACCTGGAGGTGTTTCATTGGGAGTATCAGTACGCATTTGCTGCATCATCTGATGAGCTTTCCAATGTAACACAACATTCTGATACCCAGCTGGGTTCTCAGTCTTAGCTTTCTGACCCTTGGAACTATTTAACCAAACCTTAAGAACTTCCATCTCTACTGAATGGTCATCAAACTCTTCTGGTGCAATAGAAGATTCAAATCCTAATGGAGAGTTTTGTGACGGTTGTGGTTGCTGTTGTAACAGTAGAGAGATTTCTCGATACTGTTTGGTTCTATCATTAATTCCTGGAATGTAGAGTTCAGGAATAGCTAAGGCTCTCTTAACCAGCTCATTATTTTGAGGGTGCGCTAGGACTGCCATAAGCATCTCATCCTTCGACTGGACAAGCTGCATTAATGTATCTTTAATCTGTCCGGAAGAGATTGGTAACAGTTCAGAGAACTCTGGTTCACAGGAACCAACTTCTCCTAACTTGAGAGACATATGATCAATAGTAGTTGACTGATAACCACCAGCACCTTTTTCAGTTAACTTCTCATCATACTGTAATACATCTGCATACTCTTTAGTAGCTTTACCGATTACTTCTGCCCAAAGATTAGCAGCAATAGCAGAAATAGTTCCTAACCTTTGTAACGCTTGGTTCTGCGATTTCGTATATTCCGTTGCTGTAGAGGTTCCAGGAACCGAACCACCATAAACAGTTGGAAAATCGCCAGTAACAAACTCAGCAAGATTCTTATACTTAGCAGTAAGTCCCATAACTTCAGGAGATAACTGCGCCGTTCTTGTTTCAAAGAAATTGTCGCCGATGTTCTTTCCTGGTTCCTTGAAAGCCTGAGTGACATTACCTGGCTTCGCTTGGTTATTTGCATACTTATTGAAGTCAATAGCATCTGAAGCAATAAACAGCTCAGAGATACCATGCTCCATTGTCTGCAATTCAAGTTCATCAATCTCCGCATTAATATCTTGAATCATTGCTAGATTAGTTCCTAAAGGCTCTCCATGAATAGAGGAAGCTCTAGGGTCTAATCCCATCGACCAATGCTCATCCATATCTTCCCCGTTAATTTCAACGGGTTCATTGTTGATATAAATTACATAACAGCCGGCCGGGTATTTCTTCTGAATAGCATCAACTTCTTCTCTAAAATTAGAATCCTTACTGCCTACTAATAATTCAAACTGCCAGGGTCGATACCAGACACATCGAACTACGGCAGTATTTTGTGGCTGGTTATTAAGGTAGACAGAAGGATATCTAACAGAAGAATCAGTAGAAGTATCAGCAGTAGATGATTCGATCTTTTCAATTAAAGGTTCTTCTCCGGCCGGTCCAGGAATACAGAAGATACTGCGAAGGGAAGCAATAGACTGATCAAACTTAAGGATAAGAAAACCACAATGCTCTTGAGTTCTAGCTGAGTAAGGAACCTTAACATTTAAGACTCCAAAGGGATCAATAACGACCCTGGCTTTTTCCTTGTTAACTTGGATAGGAACAGAAACTTGTGTAGTTTGCGGAGTTACTTCTGTGGTAATATTTTGTCCACAGGATGGGCAGGTAATTGAAAGGGGTTCTTCTGCTCCCTCTCCAAAAGGATTACCACAGACCGGACACTCGTGTATGTAAGATGTCTGGTCTTGTAAAGAAGTTTCTTCTGTCTGGTAGAATCCGAACTTTTTATCAGTTTTGGAGTAGGTATAGACAAATGGTGTTCCCTGATTAAAGAAGATAGAAAGAATCTTAATATAGAGAAGTTTGGATTTGTTATGCTTCTGAACTAGTTTAGCGAGACTGGAGAAATTTTCAGCTTTATCAATATCATCTGCATTATCAGCATCAGCAGGAAAGAATAAGACAGAAGGAACGCCAACAGTAAGAGCAGCAATAATAGATTCGCCGTGAGGCCGGTAGATATTAATAATTCTAGGAGGAATGCCTTCACTTTCCTTATCATCCCAGTCAGGAATGGCCCAGTCATTAGTGAGGTTATCCCAAAAGAGAGTTACAATATTATTAAAGTAGAGTTCTAGCCGCTTTGCTTTGCGGACCCAAGCATAGTGAACAGCTTCATCTTCTCTTTCACAAAGATTCAAAAGGGTAGAAAGCGGAGTTTTCCATTCTTCTGGAACTGCTGTTGCTTGTTTAGGCTTTTCAGCAGTATCATTTAATACCTGCATATCAGTCTGTTCAGTGCCAGGCATTGATGAAGTACCAGGATTTACTAATCCCGGAGAAGATGGCTTATTAATTGTTCCAGAAGTAGGAATCATTTTTACCCTTGCTAGTAATCTTCTGGGATACCCAGGCTATCTACTTCAATCTTCTCGTACTGCTCTTCCTGAGCAATAGGAACAACTTTATGCTTAGCTTGATTAATAAGAACTCGTTCTCTCATGCGAGTATGGATTGACTTATATCCTCTACTAGATTTGAACTCTACTTCGTTCCTTACTCGTTCAGGAATCTCTACTTTCATCTCTGCTCTTAATCTAGCAAGTTCGTCCTGTAAATATACAATGAACTCATCTTTACTTCTAATGTGTCCTTCTAAAGCCTCTACGACGGAAAGTTGTAAGGTTTCGATCTGTTTCCCTTTTCGATTCCAAGAACTCCATCTTCCTGTAAAAAGAAGTTTGATCCCCATTAACCAATCCATTAATAGCTTCTTGAGACTTTTCATTATGTTCCATTTCCTTAGCGTAAATAACCTGATGTTCTTTTACTCCGCCTAATAATATTCTAATGCAATCGTAAGGATCATCTCCATCAAACTCTTTAACATCTTCTTTCTTCTTACCTTCTTCTGGTGTTTCTTCGTATACGCAAGCTGGAATCGTTTCTACTAATAAAGGACAAGTATTAAATATCTGTAACTTAGGTAGATTAGTTTCCGGCTTCTCAGCCTCAAACATCTTAACGTAATCTACGTAAGCGGTTTGTCCATATAAGCGGAAAATCTTATCTGCATATTCTTTAGAGAACTCACCACCATAAACCTTAGCAGGATTCTCTTTAGGCTGCCATCTTAAGAACTCATGTAAGTTTGTTTTACCGTTAAGCCGGTTCTTCTCACCTAATTGAATCTGACACTTGAACTCTGCTTTTCGTAATGCCTTAGTAAGTTGCTCGTATATAGTGGAAGGTTCTCCTCTATTCTGGTCTGCTGAGTGACAGATTAGAACCTTAAGTAAAGCTTCTCTTTCTTCTTGCTCAGTTAAGTTAATAAGATCAGTTAAGTAATCTACAATGAGTTTCTCTTTGAATGCATATTCTCTATAGATAAACAGTCTACCTGTAGGAGATAACGCTGCCCAATAGATTACGGTGTAGGCGGCATATCCCCAATCAATACCAATGAATCTAGGCCACCAACTCGGAATAGCAAAAGGATCAATGACGTGTCTTGCATTAGGCGGTTCGTCTGAGAGAGGTTCAAGTCGAAACTCTTTAAAGACTTGACCTTCATAAGTATCCCAGTCACCGTAAAGTTTAGCTTTCTTTTCTGCTTCACTCAGAGACATCAACTGTTGGATGTACTCTGGGTTATTCGCAAGTAACGTAGGATTGTCTTGAATCCTAGCCGGAATGAACATCCGCTTCAGTCCGGTCTTGCTATCTTTAATTAATGTATAGCCTTCTTTGTTAGGCTTAACAAATCTGTTCTTGAAATATGAATGACCTACGTTTCCAGGGTTTGTTCCACTTCTAGCAATAGCTGGGAGGTCTGCACATCGACTCCGCAACCGAGACATGACAAGATAACTATATTGGAACTCTGTGAAATGGGTTGCTTCATCATAAGAGATTAAGTTATATTGATCCGAATCAAACTTACGGATATCATCTTCTTTATCTGCGCCACCGAAATACTGAACTGCACCAGAAGGAAATGTCCATTTCTTCTTAGTTTCGTTAAAGACCCCTCCCAGTGAAGGATAAATCTCTTTACTTCTAGATATTAACTCAGTCTCTAGTTGCTTTAAGTTTCTACGTAAGATGATTCCTTTATATAATGGATGCTCGTGAAACTGGTATATTAATGGCATCCATACTGCTACTTCAGTTTTCCCTGCACCAGCAGCTCCACCATAAAGAGCCTCTTTAACGGTCCAAGGTATCGCAAGAAAATCTGATTGCTTTTTAGTCGGGTTAAACTCTCGTTCAACTACCGACTGTACTTGAGGTTGCATTAACTTGCCCTAGAGTAGCAACCCTTACAGCGAGTATATTTACCTACATAAAGAACATTATTAGTATCTACTGGACCATGCAAACTGCAAACTTTCTTCCCATCAATCATAGTAATAAACTTCTTATGATTCTTTCCACTATTTAACACTGTGTGATTTTTCCACTCCGTAATGATTTCAGAAATCTTCTCTTGTCTACGTCTACCCATAAGCATATATAAAGTGAACATCCAACCAATTGCCCGTTCACCTTGTAAATTAATCTTATAAATAACCTTCCCTGAAACAGTTACATCTTCATGTATATTACCAGTGCAACTTAGAATAGTATGAGCTCTTTTAATAACATCAAGATCAACAGATGCTACGCAGATTCTAGGTGATCCTCCTGAAAAGATAAAAGAACCTTCACCCTCTAAAAGTCCAGATAACCAATGCAAGTCTCTCAAGATTAGCTTCACTTTTAACTCCTTACACTTTGACATTAACTTTATTGAGCTGGCTCCAGGTGCCACTGAACATTCAGCTTACCGACTACCTTAGAACCACCAGCCTTTAAAGTAACAGTGGTAGCTCTATCTGGCTGACCAGGAATATAAAGATTTAATACTCCAGTTAGGTCAGAGATATCTGCATCCCACTTAACCTTATCACCAACTTTAATAGTAATACCACCCATAATAGGTGCAGCTAATAATCCAGCAGTATCAGTATTGTCAGGTTTATATGAGTATTGAATAGCATCTAATACCCAAAGTCTATCAGGAGCCTCAGACTCTTTAACGATTGCAACATCCAGTCCTGGCCCAGAAACATCATGGTCAGTATTGATTGCTCTGTAGGAGCCAATGTTTGGATTGATTGTTTTACTAACCATGATGTTTCTGCCTCTTTTGTCTTGTTAGGACTAACTCTATTACATCCCGCGATACTTAGCCAGCAGATTCCAATACTCAGCTGAAGCAGGAACTTCTGATTCGTTGTTGTTATACTGCTTAAGGGCTTCACCAATCTTCTTAAGGAGTTCAGCCTTAGCTGCCGCTGCAAGCTTTTCCTCATCAGTAGGAATATGAGGAACTGCAACAGGGAAAGGAGTATCGAAGTCTGTGGGTAAATGTGCAGCAACTCCAACGATAGGACGAAGCACTCGCTCCTGTTCTAATGCTTCGCGGGGAGTTTTAGCTGCAAAAGCGACATGAGCCTTTTCAGTCTTAGTGGGTTCAGGAGCCTGTTTGTTCTGTGGTTCAGTAGCCATTGTTAATTCTCCGGAAATTGAAGGTTGACGAATCGTTCTTTCATCTGGGAAGTTTCACGAGTTAGAACTTCTAAAGTCCGTTCTTCATTATGATCCTCAATGAAGTGGATTGTTCTAGGCATAGTAAAAC